ATAAGGGAAATTATATGAAAGACAACATTGCTTTCTTCTCACATTATTCTGACGCTCTCGATAATCCAAAGAACCAGGCTCTAATTGCGGAGTACGGATTCGAAGGGTATGGCAGATTCTGGGCGCTGAATGAGTTTATAGGGAAAGCCTCGGATTGTAAACTTGATATATCCAAAAAGCGGAACAAAGCCACCATTGCAAACAAACTTCAATTGTCAATAAGAGAGTTCGATCAGTTCATCGAATTCCTCGCTGACGATGATGAGTGTGGACTGATCAGAGTAGAGGATGGTTTCATCTGGAATGAACAAACCCAGGAGGACCTGGAACGGGCAATGGCCTCCCGGGAAGCTGCTGCAAAGCAACGGAATAAAAAGAAGAATGAAGAAGATGATCAAACCGTTAGACAACCGTCATATGACGAAAAGGAAAAATCATCTAACGGTAATACAACAGATAAAAAAAATCAGCAGACGAATTGCACGGACAAGCCTAGCCTAGCCAAGCCAGGACAAGAAGGACAGCAGCGGACAGCAGGGGAGCTTTTCCCCTCGGTTGTGGATAAGTCCGGGGAATCTCCGCCGGTTACACCGGAAGAGGTACAGGCTGCTGCCGCCGATATTCATCTGCAGCTGGGAGGTGAAGATGCCGAGACTGCTGCTAAAAATTTAATCTCACATGGTTTATCGACAGACTTTGTCCATTGGGCTGCAGCTGAAGTGCAAAAGCGGGAAACAATCAAATCACCTCCCGGATTCCTGAAGCAGCTTCTGCTCAACCCGGAGAAATATCAGGACTGGGTCCATCGATACCGGAATCAGTATAAAAAAAAAGCAAGGCTTCGATCACCACCTCCGGGGAGAAGGTGCCCGAAATGCGGAGGGATAATTCGTGAAATCGATCGTGAGGCCTGGTGCAACTCATGCAGGCAGCTTATATGGGAATACGATACGCAGCAGCACCGATGGATTGAGCCGATTGAAAATCAAGGAGCTATAGCGTTATGAGTAGTGGAAAGGAAACTGTAGCGGAAAATCCAAAGGTACTTACTGAAGAGCCGCAAGATGACATCAGTCTGCTGGTTTGGCTGCAGGATCATCTGTCCTGGGATGAATATCTTGAACTCTGCAGTAAGTTCGGAGGAAGGCGGTTCTACCTTCCCCGGTGGCCGGCACAGGAAGAACGAAATAAGCAGATCAAGAAAGAGTTCGAGAATATACTAGACACAGCACACAACCCGAAGATGGCTGCGATATACAGTAGTTTGGCAAGGCGTCACGGATTAACAGAAGGCGGAATCAGGTACATCCTTTTCAGGATGTAGAAATGTAGAGATTTGCCTATTTTCTACATTAATTGTGGAGTACCCTCCTAGTGAATAACCGGGAGGGTTTTTTAGTGCCGAAAAAACCTAAAGGTCCATGTAAATTTCCTCTATGTCCGGGTCTCGCAGTAGCCGGCGGCTATTGTGAGGCCCACTCCTATTTGGCTGCTAAAGAGCGCAGCCATGATAGACGGCCTCCTTCGAGTCGACGTGGCTATGGAGCGAAGTGGAGATGGATCAGAAGGAAAGTACTGCGGGAAGCCGGAATACCTGAGAGCATGTGGTCGCTGTATGCAGTCGATCATAATCCGCCATACAATCCGGAAGTTGAACCGGATCATGAGAAATACACTCTCATCCCACGACTCATAGCAGACCACAACAGAAAGACAGCTCGAGAAGATGGAGGGTTTGGGAATCCCAGGAAGGGCAGGGGCGGGGCGAATCTCTATAGCCTGAAACAGCAAAACCGTGTGTGCTATCGAACACACACACAGCCCGTGGTAATCCAAGGGGGTCGCGATGGTAGATCGTAAGGCCCCGAGGTACCTGCGCAATGTTCCCGCCGCACGTCGAGCGTGGCGCGATCTGTGGGCACTGTTGGAAGAAAACGGGCTTAGCGAGGAGCTTTATGAGCCAATGGTCTCGATCATTGCAACCGAGCTCGGCCTGGCGGAAGAGGCATCGAATGCCATCTTTCGTCCTATTGATCCGGAAACCGGAAGGCGGGTAAAGCGTACTCTGGAACAATACCTGCGAGGACGCAATTCACAGACCTCTCAGGAACTTACGGTGATGCGGGACTCGCTGAAACAGGCTGCCAAACTCATTGCCGGTTTCCCGACCTCCCCGGCCGCGGAGAAACAGATCGGGAATAACAGAGGTAAAAACGAAGAGTCGCCCATGATGGAGTACATCCGTACCATGAACGATCGGCTGAAACGGAGGACCTCATGAGAACCGCGCAAGTCGTCGTTCAGCCCGTGAGGGAAATCGGGGATTACCGATATCACCAATACGCAGAGGATGTATTATCCGGGAAAATTGTGGCGTGCAAGTGGGTAAAGCTTGCTGCCGAGCGGTTCATCAATGATCTCGACTGGCAGGATGATGAGGACTTTCAGTTTTACTTTGATGAGACTGATGCTCAACTGGCCGTCGACTTTTTTCCTATGTTTCTCCGGCACCACCAGGGAGACCTGACCGGAGAGCCGCTCTTTCTCGAGCCCTGGGAACAGTTCATCATTGCCAACATCTACGGCTGGAAGCGGAAGGATAATAACCTGAGGCGCTTTCGGAAAGTTTACATTTCTGTTGCCAGGAAAAACGGAAAATCGGCGGTCGCCGGAGGGATCGGCATCAAAGGCCTCTGCCTCGATGGAGAAGGCGGTCCGCGGGTAGTGTGTGCCGCCACAAAACGCGCCCAGGCGCGGATAGTCTGGGACTCTGTTGCAGCTACCCTGGAGCAGAACCCGGAACTCATGCGGGAATTCGGAATCAATATCTCCAAGTCCGTGAACGCCACCAGGATCTGGCTATCCACCGGTCTTGCCGACTTCATCCCGCTCGGACAGGACAGCAAAACCGAGGACGGACATAATATTCACGTCGGAATCATCGATGAGTACCATGAGCATCCGGACGACAAAATGGTCGGTGTCGTTCAGACCGGCATGGGATCCCGCTCCCAGCCACTGTTATTCATCATCACCACCGCCGGCTTCGACATTCAGTCGCCTGCATATGAGGAAGAAAAATATCTGCAGCGGATACTCGAAGGAGTAGTCCGGGATGATTCGTATTTCGGTATGATCTTCACACTCGACGAGGGGGACGACTGGCGGGACCGGTCGGTGTGGATCAAAAGCAACCCGAATCTCTATGTCGGAAAACAGATAAGTCAGATTGAAAATCTTATAACCGAGGCAGAGAACAAGCCCTCCACAAAACTACAGGTCCTCACGAAGGAGCTCAATGTCTGGACTCAATCTCTGAGCGCATGGATCGAATATGAGAAATGGAAACTCTGTAATTCAGGCGTGATAGATGAAAATGATCTGTCCGGAAGAGTATGTTATGCCGCACTCGACTCGTCCATGACTCGAGATCATACAGTCGTTACCTACGCTTTCCCGCCTGCAGCCTCCGGTGAAAAGTGGAAGTACATTCACAGAATTTGGGTACCTGCGGAAAGCCTGGAAGAAAAGTCGGTCCAGGACGGAGTGCGGTATTTCGACTGGCTGAATGCCGGATATATCAGCTACCCGGGCGAGACAATCATCCGCTCCGAGGTTGAGGCACAAATCAGGGAGGATATGGAAAAGTTCGATGTCCGCGAGCTTTCCTTTGACCGCTACGGAGATGCGCAGCCGATCGCCATGAGCCTCGAAGAGGACGGCCTACCGGTAGTGATGTTCCCGCAGTCCGCGAAAGAGTTTACCGCCCCGACGAACGAGTTTGAACGGCTGGTGCTCGGCCAGGAAATGGAGCACGGCGGTAACCCGGTGATGGATTTTTATGTGCTTTCGGCCCATATCTACGAGGGACCGAACGATACGAGAAAACCGGTTAAGCATAAACGGGGCGATGATACCAGCAGGATCGATGGTGTCATTACTTCGATCATGGCGACATGGAGAGGGCTTATTTCTCAGGCGAACGGTCCTTCTGTATACGAGGAAAGGGGAGTTCGGACCTTATGAGAGAGAGGGTGACACTAAAAGACAGATTCTCCGCATTCTTCAATCCAAAAGCCGGATCGCTTGAAATACTGCGGGAAATGCTGACTTCGACCAACAGTTCTGCAGGTATACCGGTAAATGAGACTACAGCTATGCGGGTGTCGGCTTTTTTCGCGGCTGTACGGGTTTTAACCGAATCCGTTGCCTCTCTCCCGCTCGAGCTATACCGAAGACTTCCCGATGGTGGTAAATACCGTGAGGTAAAAGACAGAAGATATCGACTGCTTCATACACAGCCCAACAGCTGGCAGACAAGTTTTGAGTTCAGAGAAATGCTTACCTATCACGTGATCATGCGAGGTAATGGATATGCATATATTTCACGCGGTCGAGATGGTCAGGTACGGGAGCTCATCCCCATGCACCCCGACAAAACGCTGGTTGAACAGGATCGGCTGTACCGTCTGAAGTATACCTACAGCCCAAAGGATGCATCGCCGGTAGATCTGGATCAGAGTGAAGTACTTCACATCCGAGGGCTGTCCATCGACGGGTTTACCGGAGTGAGTCTGCTTACCTGGGCGCGGGAGGTCATAGGGGGAGCGCTCGGGCAGCAGGAGCACGGAAACCGTTTGTGGAAAAACGGTGCGAATCCCGGGATAGCACTAAAACATCCGGGGAAGCTAAACGACGAGGCCTACAGACGTCTTAAAGAGAGCTGGGATGCAAACTATTCCGGCGCGAGCAATTCGGCTAAAACCGCAATCATTGAAGAGGGCATGAGTATAGAGCGGATAGCAATGA